GATAAAGGTGAGTTGGATGAACCTTATTATGATGTTGATCGCGTGACGTTTTTGTCGCGCCAGTTTCGTCGGGATGGGGATTTTATGCACGCACCTTTGTCCACAGACGCCATTTTTGGCGTCCTTTTGTGGATTTCTTCTACGTTTAAGACATTTGAGGCTCAGAAAGAGCAGTTGTCTGTTCAGACAGCTGTTGCAATGGAAGAGTCTTTTCATCATGGCCCTGAGTTTTATCGGGCCGTAGAAGAAAAAGTGCTTAAGTATTGTGAGCACTATGGAGTTGAGTACCGGGGTAAAACCTGGGAATATTGGACTGCTAATTGGAAAAAGCAGTATTTTGGTTAGACCACCACCTTGGTCTATGTCTTGGGCAGACATTAAATGCATCCCGGTTTTCGGATTCCGTATAAAAACTATCCCGAGTTCCACGTGATCAGGCCCGCCCTGTGATGAGGCGATCACCCGCTGTGGAACGGGAAAATCACAATCAAGGCAATGTAGGTTTACCTTCCGAAATTGCCCTATTGCGAATGTAGGTAAGCAAAGATGAATTTAAGACCAATAATGATGGTCATATCGAGCTTGGAGGAGATGTGGAGAGTAAAGTTATCCACGGTCAATTGTTTGAAAGACAGATTGAAGAAGAACTTAACCTAGTGAGGTTTGAGCCTTTGGCTCCCCCAAAACAAATGATCTTTCCTGATCATACCCCAATCGCTATCTTGCAGAGATGGCGACATGGGGCTCGGTTCACGCTGGCAACTCTTGAAGAGGGTTTTCAGTTTGATCCGTTGCAAGCCATCCTGTCTACGGATACAGTGATGGATGCGTTACATACCTTTAAATATATCCGTTCTGACGTTGAAGTACAGGTTTCTATTACTTCCGTCCCTGCTACTACTGGAATGATCGCGTTTTGCGCTGATCCTGGAGGTTCCGTTACTAGCAATAATCTAACCTATGTGGACGCAAAGAGTAGTATTTTGTCGCATGATCCTTTTTTGATGGATATTGCAACGCAACAGCAAATTTTTTTAACGATTCCGTGGATTAGTCCAGCTGCATTTCTTCCTATAGATAAACTTGCGGCTGGTTTTTT